CTTCAACAAACTCAATTAATGTTTCTGGTTTGCCAACCATATTAAGAATTTTTTTGACTAATTCTAAATTGGATAGTTCTACTCCACCACCAATATTATATTTTTCTCCTACCTTACCATTCTTTAATACGAGATTAATAGCACGACAATGGTCACCAACATACAACCAATCTCTTACATTATCTCCTGTACCATAGACAGGTATAGATTTATCATTCAATGCATTTTCAATTACTTTTGGTATAAGTTTTTCATTGTGTTGAGCTGGACCGTAATTGTTAGAGCAGTTAGTAATAATTGTTGGAACACCGTAAGTTACTCTCCAAGCATTTACAAAATGGTCACTTGATGCTTTACTTGCAGAATATGGACTATTAGGTTCATACGGAGTTTGCTCTGTAAATTTATTTTGTGAATCTAGTTTAAGACTACCATAAACTTCATCAGTAGATATGTGTATGAATTTTTTTAAATATTTTAAGTTTCTACAAGCCTCTAATAAATTAATTGTGCCTATAATGTTTGTTTGGATAAAAGGCATATAATTTTGAATCGAATTATCCACATGAGATTCAGCTGCAAAGTTCATAATGAAATTAGGTTTATAGTGATTAAGTAGTTCTTTTATGCCTTCAGCACTGCTAATATCTTCTTTGTGAAAGATAACAAACTTTTTATCAATAAGTGGTTGTATATAATCTATATTTGAAGCGTATGTCAAATTATCAATACAAACCACATTTCTGTGTATGTTTTCTTTATAAAGATGCCATAGATAATTACCACCTATAAATCCTGCACCACCAGTTATTAATATCATCTTATTTTATATTTTCCATAATTTACGCTTGACAATTAGGTTGACATCATGTATAGTTCTGTATGTCCGCTTATGATATGAATTAATGTATTATCTTATTACCATAAGTAATTTCTTCCATAGCTTCCATAACATCATCATAGTTTTCATTAGATAGTTCATCTATAATGTTTTTTGCACGGAGTAAATCTGCAATTTTCATAACAGTTGAGTTGTAATATTCTTCAAATTCAGAAGATGGTTGTATTTCACATAAGATAGAGTTGTTTGCCATAACAACAATATTTTTACTAATAATTTGAACAGGTAAGAAATGATGCATCATAAGATCAGCTTTAGGACTAGAATGGTCGATATTAACTACCATTGGGTTGTGTAATTGGTGCCCTTCCATTGTAACTAAAACATTAGCTACAACATCTTCGCCAGAGTTTAATCTTAATATCTTAATTTGATGCATCTTTTAATCCTATCTTATAGATTTTGAAAGGAAACTTCTCCTCAGTATATATCTTTACTCTCTCTACAAAGTGTTTAAGAGTAAAGTTCATATGTTTGCCTACTCTTAAATCATCAGCAATATCATATAGTGTTGCTATTTCTTTACCTTCCGCTTGGCGTAATCCTCGACCAATCGATTGTAAGTTTCGTATGCGACTTTTGGAAGGAGAAGCAAAAATAATATTGTGAAGATTGCGTATGTTAATGCCAGTAGAAAAAGTGCCAAAAGATGCAACAACAATGGCATTAGATTCTGATTCCATAATTTTTCTAATATTTTCTCGGTCATCTGTATCAGTTCCTCCGTAAACAAAAAACACTTTTCTATCACCAATCTTCTTTGTTTCTTTAATCATATTATACAATATTTTGCCGTGTTTGTCAACCATTTGAAACAAAACTAATGTGTTTGTATTCAAAGACACAGCAAGGTTCTTGATGAATTTATTTCTTGATTCAGATGAGATTAAATATTCTAATTCATTCTGATAAGTGGCAGCATTTTTAATTAATTTACAAATAGCTTCATCATGTTTTAAAACTAAACATTTAATTTGAAATTCAGCTAGTTGTTTGTTGTCAATAAGTTTTTTGGTAGTAGTGACTTGTTTAACAGGACCAAATAAACCTTCTAATACAAGTTTATGTGTTTTTGTACCATCGAGTGTTCCTGTAAGTCCTATTCTATATTTGGTATTGATACAAGAAGTTAATATTGTAGTAAGAGATTGTGCTTTGAATAAGTGAGCTTCATCACCAATGATATAATCATATTGATGAAAGAATTCTTTTGGCATTTTATATAAAGATTGCCATGTAGATATTGTTAATGGCATATCAACATCTTTATCTTTGCCTTGATAGATACGGTGAACATTTTCGCTCACAATAAATCCATTTTCAGATGAGTAGTCGGTAAAGTCAGAATATAATTGTTCAACAAGAGATGTGGTAGGAACAATAATAAGACCTTTGAGATTTTGATAATCTAAAAGTTGTCTGAATAAAAGATATATGATAAGAGATTTGCCCGAAGCTGTTGGTGATACCAATAACGCTCTACGTTTTTGCATTGATTGACAGAAAGCATCTAATTGGTGTTCTCTTATTTCAATCTTTTGTCCTCTAGAATGTAGATTTAAATCATCAGCAAATTTCTTTGCATGATACAACGAAAATTCATCTTCAACATCAGGTCTGGTATCATCATATTCAAATGTATAACCTCGTGATGCACAGAATTCTTCAATATAAGAAAGTAAACCAAGATATAGTGTGTATGATTGTAGATTGAAAAGTCTTATCTTTCCATCCCAAATTCGATTACGGTAAGCAGGAACAAATTGATAACCAGGAACAAAGAATGTAAAAAACTCCGATAACTCTTGTGCTAAATGTTTCTCACAAGTTATCTTAGCATATACTTCATCTTTTTTAGATATTATTAAATCACTCATCAACTTCTATCCAAGTGTAATCACCTAACCACTTAACTTGACAAATGTATTCATAACTTTCTGGTTTACCAGATGTCCAATCATCAGGACCTTGAATACACAATCTTGTTTTTTGAATTTTAGAATCAAATAATAACCAATAAGTTTGTCCATGAGATATTTGAAATTCATATACTGCACCATGAACCATATCGGTAACATCTAATCTTTGTTTAATCTCTAATGCTTGTTGTTGTAATACTTTAACTACGCTCATAATTCTATCATACTCTTGACGAGCATGCATACGAGCAACATTAACCATTACATCTTTTTGTTTCTCAATTGGTATTAAATCAAATTTTGGACTACCAACTTCTGTTGGATAAGGTGAGATATTCTTGTTGAAAAAAGCAACAAGGCTATTAGATACATTAGCATCGTAACTATTTCTACCTTTAGCAATATTAGATTTATTGGCCACCAACAAATTTTTCCCATGAAATATAATCACGAAGCTGCCATGTTCTTTGTTTCAATTCATTCATAATAGATTCAATAACAGAAACACATTCATCATGATATACTTTTTTCTCTAGCAAACGAATCAAATCATTATCTGATTCCAAATATGTAGACACATCGGATTTAAGAGTGAATTTAAATGGTTCCCAACCAAACTCTTCCAATTGTTCTTGTGAAGTTTTGCCTGTATAATATTCCCATTTCAATTTACGCATACGCAAATAATCAAAGTTTGCCTTTTTAGATGCAATACGGTGTTTGGTTAAAATAGAAAGATATTTGTTGTGAAGTGTAGGAATACGAATGAGTTCTTTGCCAGGTTCGGTCTGGTCAATCTCCGCATCTTTTTCCCATAACTTTAAAACTTGTTCTAAATTTTCCATAATATAAATCCAATATTAAAACAATATGGTACTACAACACACTATATTTGTCAAGCGTTTGTTACAGGAATAATATCAAAATAATCAAAGTTAAAAAGACAATCAGCTGTAAGAATATTATCTGCTGATTGAGTGGTATCAAAGTTGATGTCTGATAGAGTAATTGGAAAACAATTATAAAATTGAATACGAAGAATTGGATTATTCAATGAAGATAACACAGTTAATGTGGCATCAGAATATGCTGTTAGATTTGGTTTAGTGCCAAAATTATATTTGTTTTGTAAACCAGTTAATGTATTTCTTTCTTGAAATCCAGCAGGTGAAGCTATAGAACGGAACCATAAATGTAATTGTTGCCATGAATCTAAATTCTCATCAATATTAAATCGAATGGAAAATGGATTGTATGACATTTTATTACCAGGCGAATTGATATCTAGAAAAGGAGTTTGAAACGGTGCTTGTCCTAGATTGACGCCAGGTATATTTACTTGTTGTAGAAAGTATTGGATTGATCCAATTCTATTAAACGTGAGTAGAAACTTACTAGACTGTAAGTAATTTGTGTTCTGAGGTGTTCTTGTAGTAGCGACCATACTATTATTTATACAGCCAAAAAAAAGACCACCCGAAGGTGGTCTTTGAGATTACTACTAACTTAATAAAATTACATTAAGTTTTTAACGCCAAATAATCTGTAGTAGACATTTGAACGTGCATTTAATTGACCATTGCCTTGTGTTAAACCTTGTGCAAATGGGTTTGCTACCATGCCGTAACGTGTTTTAAATCCAATTTTTGGTTGGAATGTAAATTGGTCAACAGCACGAACCATTTGGAGAGGAACGTATGGGCAGTAGAAAAGACCTGCATCATATGGTGAAGAACCTTTGTAACCGATAGTTACTAATTCTTGGTTAGCTGTGTAACCACCAAAGTATGGGTCAATGTAAACTTTAATACGGCCATGTAACATACCAGCAAATGTATTACCTGTATCATCTACTTGTAAGTCAGCTTGTAAAGCTGGTGTGTATGAAAGAACGCCTGCCATTGCCATTGCTGAAGCAACGTCAGAAGAAACAATCAATACATTACCTTTACCTCTACGAGTTTGTTTTGCAATTACGTTAGCATCTCTTTCGATTTGGAAAATCAAACCTTTAAAGCGTTCAACAGACCAACGACCATTTGAGTCAGTATCAAGGTCGAAGTAACCAGCAGTTGTAGTACCGTATTGAGCACCTGCTACAGCAGTTGTGTAGATGGTACGAATAACTTCACGGTTAATTTCTGCAAGAATTTCTGTAGAAAGAATGTTTGATAACTCTGTTTCAGCGTCAAGACCATGAATTGCTTTTAAGTCTTGTGCTAATTCTAGAGAGTATTCAGCTTTAAG